GGTAATTCGCACCGTGTTTCTTGTAGCTGGGGGGCATCTGGTCGGGGTGGCGGATGCCATTGTTGTTGTTGTTATGAAAGGAAAAAACTGTGGCATTTGATTTGGAGGATGCATTGCGCGACTATCCTCTGCCGGATGGTGTCGCGGATGTGGTCCTGAACCGGGGCCAATGTGCAACGGCGCTTGGTGTTTCTGAAAACATCATTACGAAATATCTCGATCAGGGAATGCCTGTTCTGTCCAAGGGGTCGAACGGCCAAGCCTATGAATTCCAGTTGTCTGAATGCTTTGCCTGGAAGATGCACCGGGATGAGCAGCACAAGGAAAAGCGCGCGGCCGGTGACCGTGTGGCGGCGCAGATGTCCCTGCTCTTCCGCGGTGAAGACGATGAGGATCTGAACGATGGTCCTGTTCTCACTGCTGATCAGATCATCAAGGAAAGTCAGGCGGATTACAGTCGCAACAAGGCGGCAGAGGCCCGGCGAGAGCTGGTGCGCGCGGCGCGGGTTCGCGAGTCATTTGAGGACATGCTGATCGTGGTGCGTACGCAGATCGTCTCGCTTGTTGATTTTGCCGAGATGGAATTTGGCCTGACGCCGGAGCAGGTCCGCAAAATGCAGGTGCGTTGCGACGGCACGCTGGTTCAGATGCGTCAGGAATTCAGTCAGGCCTGTCCAGCGGAGGTCGAGCATCTGTCAGCACATCTACCGATCAGCACTGAACCGCATAAGCAGAATCTCGGCTGATGGTGCATATCACCGATGCGCGTATAGGCGCGGCTCTCAAATTTGCACCTTTGCCGCCTCTGGTTACTCCGCAAGAGCTCCTGGCCGATGCGCTGCCGGTTCTAGATCCTCCAAGCAGATTGTCTGTGACCGACGCGGCTGAACGGTATGTCAGGATTCAGACGCAGGGTGCATGGCAAGGTTTCGATCGTACGGTGACGCCATACATGGTTGAGCCGACGGACATGACACAGTCGCGGCTGTTTACTGCTGTTGCCTTCGCTGGCCCCTCGCAGTCTGGCAAAACCAAAATGCTGGAGACAGTTGCCTATCACGCGATTACCTGTGATCCGCGCCCGGTCCTAGTTATTCACATGACCAAGGGTGATCGCGACAAATGGGTCGAGGAGAAGCTGGACACCTCAGTCCAGAACAGCCCCGAGCTGTATGATCGTCTGGGTAAGGCCCGTGAAGACAGCACCTTCGGTCGCAAGAGGTTTCGCGGCATGCGGCTGACGATCGGGTATCCTACACCGACGATCCTATCGGGCGGTACATACGGCATGGTGCTACTCACGGATTATGACCACATGCCCTTGATGCTAGGTGGAGCGCAGAACCCAGAGGGCTCCCCATTCCGCATGTCTATGCAGCGGATCAAAACCTATCTTAGCCGAGGATGCGTCTTGGCAGAAGGCAGCCCAGCGTTTCCGGTGACGGATCAGGGATGGCGAGCCGGTCCCGAGGCGCCACACGAGATGCCACCAGTCGCGGGCGGCATCATGATGCTCTACAATCAGGGCACCCGAGGCCGCTGGTACTGGGAATGCCCGGACTGCGCGGAGGAGTTCGAGCCGCGGTTCGATTGCCTGGTCTACGATGAAGCCCTTGATCCCGGCGCAGCCGGAGACACCGCCGAGATGGGATGCCCGCATTGCGGCACGTTAATTGCGCACAGGCATAAGGTAGAATTGAATCGGGCGGCGCTGACTGGTCGCGGAGGCTGGCGGCATGAAGGGCCAATGGGTCGACTCGTGGCGATTGATGATCCGGAGATCCGTCGGACCAACATTGCGAGCTATGCGCTTAACGGTGCGGCAGCAACATTTGCCAATTGGCGCGATCTGGTGGGAAACTATGAAGAGGCGCGCCGCCGCGCTGAAACGCTGGGCGATGACAGCGAGTTGGCTGGCGTTCACTACACAGAAATAGGAATGTCGCACCGTCGCCTGAAGAAGGAGGGCGAGGATGAAATCGGCGTGCAGTATCTCCGCGACCACATGCAGGCAGCAAAGCGCGGTGTTGCGCCCAGCTGGACGCGGTTTGTCACGGTCACGGTCGACGTGCAGGGCACGTGGTTTCCGGTTCAGGTTACCGCTTGGGGAATAGACAGATCATGCCAGGTGGTAGACCGGTTCGATTTGACGCAACCGCCCGATGATGCGCCGAATGCTACGCCGGATGATGATGGCAACCGCCGTCGCCTCGATCCCTCCCGCTACCTGGAGGATTGGGCTGTGCTGGAGACGCTCTGCGACCGGGTGATCCCGGTTGATGGAGAGGCGCATGGCTTGAAACCAATTGCAGTTGCCGTAGACTTTCAAGGTAAGGCTGGCGTGTCTGACAATGCTGAGGCGTTTTTGTCAGCGCGCAAGCGTGAGGGTCAGGGTGCTATCTGGCGGCTGACACGCGGGCAGGGTGGCTGGCGTTTGCCATTTCGGGTTCGGTATGAGGCACCAGAGCGCGGATCAAAGGGGCGGGCAGCGCGTAATATCAAGCTGCTGACCATGGCGACGGACCGATTGAAAGATACAGTTGACGCGATGCTGCGAAAATCAGCTGGTGGCGCCGGTGCAATGTATCTGCCCGCGTGGATGACGGACGAAGAGCAGGTGCAGGAGTATTGCGCCGAAGAGCGCACCAGCGATGGCTGGAAGCCCAAACAGGGGATCGTACGGAACGAAGGGACTGACCTGAGCGTCCAGGCGCGGGCGCTGGCCGAACACAAGGGCCTGTTGCGCCTCAATCCCGATAATCCGCTGCCTTGGGCCGTAGGTGGTCTGGACAACATCAACGCCGTGCCTCTGGGCAAGGCACCGGTGGACCGCACTGCGGCTAAGCCGGACGCGCCGATGCGCATCAACTTTCTGCAAAGGTAGTCACAAATGGCTTATTCGCAATCCGACATCGACGCCTTGAAGGCGGCGGTGGCAAAAGGCGTGACCAGACTGCGTATGAACGGCGAAGAGGTCCAGTATGGGTCGCTCGCTGAAATGCGCCGCCAAATACGCGTTATGGAAGATGAGCTCAACGGCGTTGGCAGTAATGCCGTGAAGGCCAGTTACCCTTTGACGTCGCGGGGTCTGTGAGCATGAACTGGCTGGACCGAGCTATCGTTTCTATTTCGCCTGAGCGGGGGCTTCGGCGGGTTCGGGCCAAAGCGAAAGCCTCCGTGGTTATGAACTACGACGCGGCTTCCAAGGGGCGTCGGACTTATGGCTGGAAAGCGCCCGGAACTGCTGCGGATTCGGCGGCAGGTGCGAACCGGGCACGGCTGCGAAACCTCAGCCGCGACATGATCCGAAACAGATCTCTGGCTGCCCGTGGTCAGGCAGTTGTGACAGGAAATGTGGTTGGCACGGGTATCATGCCATCGGTTCGCATGGCGGACGGCGATGATGCCACTGCCGCCATGGAGGTCATTCGTGACCATCTACTGACACCGGCCATTGACGTTTACGGTGTCAATGCACTGCCAGGTATTCAGACCCAGATCATGAATACGGTGTTTGCGGACGGCGAGGTCCTGGTGCGCCGCCGGATGCGCGATCTGCGGTTCGAGCCTGGTCTGCAGCTGCCGTTTCAGGTTCAAGTCCTAGAGGTCGATCACCTCGATGAGACGATTTTTACCAACGGGCAGAACGAGGTGATCGACGGGATTGAGTACGGTCCGACCGGCAAGGCGGTAGCCTACCATCTTTTCGATCAGCATCCGGGCGACAATCGCCGTATTACATCAGGCCGGTTTACCAGCACGCGGGTGCCTGCCCAGCAGATCCTGCACATTCGCCGCCTCGACCGCCCCGGCCAAATGCGAGGCGTGCCGTGGTTGGCACCGGTCATGATGACGCTGGGCGAGCTGAGCGACTATCAGGAAGCGCAGATCCTCAAGCAACGGATTGCTGCGCTGCTGGCGTTCTTTGTCGAGGCCGGGGAGGATGGTGCAGTCTATGACGGCAAAGATCTGGCAGAGATCGGGCCCGGCTCTGTGGTTGGGCTTCAGGCTGGTCAAAAAATGGTGGCGTCACAGCCGCCCACCGTTGACGGCTACCCTGATTTCATGCGCGAAGGAATCCGGACCATCGCGACGGGGTTGGGGCTGACTTACGAGTCTTTCGGCGATCTCACGGGTGTTAATTTCAGTTCTGGCCGCATGGGAAGGATGGAAATGGACCGGTTCATTCAGGTCTGGCAGCAGCAGATCATCATAGGAGAGTTATGCAACGGCTTAGCAGGATGGACATTGGATACCTGGCCTCTTGTCCAGATCTCCAGAGGGTTGCCCGCTGCTCCTAAAGCGCTGGAATGGACCGCGCCGCGCCGCCCCCTGATCGACCCGTCCAAGGAAATCGGTGCCGCGATCGAGGAGATCGATGCCGGTCTGAACAGCCGCCAGCGCAAGCAGCGTGAAATGGGGCTCGACCCCGATGTGATTGCCCGCGAGCGGGCGGAAGATGCGGCGCGTGATGCCGTCCTGCCGCAGCGTCCCGGCCCGAGACCCGAGCAACTGGAAGAGGAAACATAAAATGGACGGTGAAGATCTGATGCTGAACGGCGAAATCATCCTGGAAGGAGACGTACTGCCGAACGATTTCTGCCAGTATATGGAGGATGGATGTTTTTCCGCCCGGATGGTGCGCGAAGCGCTCGCCCGCGTGCAGGGCGATGTGACGATCCGGGTAAATTCCGGTGGGGGCGATCCCTATGAAGGGGAGGCGATCCGCGCGGCGATTGAGGCCCACCCGGGCCGCGTGACGGTCGTGGTGGCTGGCATAGCCGCATCTGCGGCATCGCTCATGATTATGTCCGCCGACCGGATCGAGCTGAGCGCCGGTTCTTTTATCATGATCCACAATCCCAGCACCTGCATCTGCGGCACACCACCTGAGCTGCGCCGCGCAGCGGAGGTGGGTGACCAGCTGGTGCGCGTCTATGCCGGTGTCTATGCGGCGCGCAGCGGTCAAACGCCAGTGCGCGTAATGGAGATGATGGAGGCAGAAACCTACTTCGGACCGGAAGATGCAGTCGCGGCGGGTTTCGCCGACGCGATCGTATCTATTGCAACAGTGCCTGTCGTAGCCATGGAAGCAGCCATGGCGCTGCACCGTGCCTCGATTACCAACCTGCGCATGTGCGCGGAAAAGTTTGCAGCGAACGGCACGTCGCCTCTCGCTTCATTGACCGGGAATTCCGGTTATTCTCAGGCCTCTGTGGCCGCAACATTGGAGGCAGATATGCCCGACGAAGACACAGCGGTCCCTGAGACCGTGACCACTCCGACGCAACCGGTTGAGACATCACCCACGCCGCTTGCCGTTCAGCCTCCTGGTGAGCGCATAACCATGCAAGTGCCTGACACAAGTGCGATCGCGGAAGCCGCCCGTCAGGAGGAGCGCGACCGGCAACGCGCTATTCGCGAAATGGCGCGCCCTTTCATGTCTGCCGGTCAATTGACTGCTGACCAGGTGGAAACGGTTATAAACGAAGGTACGAGCACTTCCGGCGCAGGCACACGGTTCATGGCGGTGATGGCAGCATCTGCACCAGTCCCTGCGGCAGGCAGCGGTGTGCGGATTACCCGTGATGAAACAGACACCCAGATCGAGGCTCTGGTCTGTGCGATGATGCGTGATTACTCCGGCCCCGGCCAGCAGTTTCGCGGGATGCGTCTGAGTGGTCTTGCAATGCATCTTTCCGGTTCTTCGCGCCAGCATGACCGCACACGCGCACTTGAAAGCGGGTTCCGTTCGACCACTATGATGGGCGGTGCTCATGGTGTAAGCGACTTTGCCTATATCACCACCGAGGTCATGAACCGTAGCCTGATTGACGAATATGATCGCCGCGGTGCCACCTGGAATATTGTCGCGGGTACACCGCTGGAGGCGAGTGACTTCCGTGAAATGCATGCAGTTCGCTTCGGCGGAGACTTCCAGCTCAAGACGGTAAAGGAAAATGGCGAATACCATGAGGCCACCCTGGCCGACGGCGCTGATGGTCTGAAAGTCGAACGCCGGGGTCGCACGATCAATCTGACCTTTGAAGCGGTGGTGAATGATGACATGGGCGCGTTCCAGCGAATCCCTCGCGAATTCGCCATGGCGGCGCGTACGATGGAAAATGCCATGGTCTGGTCGCTGATCCGGTCCAACGCCGTAATGAGTTCGGACGGTGTGGCGCTGTTTGCCGCGGGGCACAAAAACCTTGCCACCAGTAATGGTGTGATTTCCGTTACCACGGTCGGCGCTGCGCGAAAGGCAATGTGGGAGCAGACCGCATTTGGGACGAAAGATGCTGACGATTTCCTGCAAATCAATGCGGACCGCCTGATCGTTCCGCCTGCGCTCGAAGTGGCGGCACTGCAATTTGCGGCGGGCACGACCCCGATCAAGGATTCTGAAACAAACCCGTTCAAGAATACGCTGACACCCTATGCAGTGCCGCATCTGGGCGCGTCGGCCGGTGGGTCTGACACCGCCTGGTATCTGGTCAGTTCGGATCTGCCGCCGGTCAGTGTCGCCTATTTGTCCGGCTACGAATCCCCGACCGTTCAGACGATCGAAGGCATGAACCCGGACAAGGTCACGATGAACGCCCGCCACATCTTTGGCGCCGCGAATACCGAATATCGCGGTTCCTACAAGAACCCCGGCGCATAACCAGCGCGCTCAACTGACACCCGGACGGGCGGCGCGGTGCCGCCCGGTTCTGTTTAGCATGCCATCGGCGTGCCCAACCCCATGAGGTGATCCCATGAAAAATTATATTGCTCCCGGTGAAAATATTACCGTCCCAGCCCCCTATGATGTGCAAGCAGGGGGCGGCGCGCTTGTCGGTTCCGTTTTTGGCGTCGCACAATTCGACGCCGAGACTGGTGCTGACGTGGTGCTGGTACGTCGTGGGTCTTTTGACCTGGCGAAGACGTCTGCGCAGGCTTGGACAGTTGGTGCCAAGCTGTATTGGGACGACACAAACAAAGTCGTGACTACGACGGCAAGCGGCAACATCCTGATTGGCGCAGCTGTTGCTTTGGCGGCCAACCCGTCACCTATTGGCAGCGTGCTGCTCGACGGCGCAATCCGCTGATCCGATGACCAGCATCTTTGATGGCATGACGGGCATTCTGAACGATACGTTCGGTGGGCCCGTCATGCATACACCGAACGGCGCACCTGCGGTGGAGATCAAGGCCGTCTTTCGTCGTGCGCCAATCCAGATCCTGCAGGACGATGAAAGTGAGGTGCTGGTAATGGCGCCCACTTTGACCGTGCCGGAGCCGGTCGCGTCCGCCATTGCCGTCGATGATCTGATCCAGCCAGCGGGTGGGAGCATTTATCGGGTGCTGAACAGCCATAAAAGCGGATCGCCAGCGCTCGATGCTGCAGTCGTTTTTCAACTTAGAGAGGTTTCGCCAAATGGTGGATAAAATCAAAATGACCGCGCTGATGTCTTTGCCTGCAAAGGGCGAACGTCAGGCCATCAAGCGTGGAGACACTTTCGACGCCGTTTCCGTGCAGGAAGGGCGCGACCTGGTGCAGATGGGCCGTGCGAAGATGGCAGATATGGCCAAAGCACCTCGCTCGCCGGAAGCACCTGCGCGGACTGGTAAGTGAGCCATCCGCGTACCGAAATGCGCGCGGCGGTGCGTGCAGCCTTGGAGGCCTCCGATCAACTGGTAGGCGTCACCGTCTATAAATCTTGGTCGAACGCGCTGGCGCGCTCCTCATTGCCCTCGATCGGCGTTGCGACGCCCGGCGAGCGGGTTCGGGCCTCGACGGGAAACAGTGTCGACCGCGAGACCACGTTGATCGTTCAGTACGTTGCGGCTGGCGGCGATGAACTGGACGATCACCTAGACGATGTCAGCGCGCTGATCGAGCCGCTGGTGCTCGGCACTCTGTCCGATTTTGAGCTCTTCGAGATCAGCTCTGCCGATATCGAAATTTCCGGTGACGGCGAGACGCTGACCGGGCGTCTGACTCTCACCTTTTCTGCAACGCGGTTCACACCTGAAGGACAGGCGACCGCACTTTAAAGCTCCGTTGAAAGGACAATAAGATGGCAAGACACAGTGGCAAAAACCTGAAAGTAGAGGTCAATGATGCTGTCATTGACGGCTGTGACGGTTTCGATTTCGAGGAAACGTCCGCCAGCACGGATCTGACATCGGCGGGGGATGCCTGGACCGATCACGATGTGACGCAAAAAAGCTTCTCTGGGACGATCACGATGAAGGCCGATCACGATGCTGCTGCAAACCAGACTTTGCGCGCGGGTGATGTGGTCACATTTGGTGGTTACACGGAAGGTGATGCCGTCGGGCGGTCATATGTTTCAGGCTCCGCTTCGGTAGCGTCCGCCAAGATCTCCGCCAGCTTTGATGGAACGGTGACCCGCGAGTACAGCCTCACGGGCAAGGGTGCTCTGTCCGTATCGGTTGTTGCGGTATGACTGACATCATCGAAAAGATGCGCGCTGCGCACGACAAGCGCTCTGCGGTTGCCGTGCCGGTGCCCGAATATGACGATATCTGGTACTTTATGCCTTTGCTTATCAGCGAGCGCTCTGCGATTCGTAAGGCGGCGGGAGATGATGAGGGCCTGATCTACATCGAAACGCTGATTTTGAAGGCTTTGGACGTCGACGGAAAGAAGAGGTTTCCAGATAGCGGAGACGCGCGGGCCGTTCTAGCGCAGATGGACTTTGCAGTTCTAAAGCGTGTGCTTGAATCAGCCGACAGTGACACGTCGCCTGGTGCGGTAAAAAACGACTGAAGAGCGATCCGGAGGCGTTCAACGTCGTTCGGGTCGCTCAGGCCTTTGGCAAATTTCCCCATGAAGTCCTTTCACTTCCGATACATGAAGTCGAAGTGATGCTTGCATTTCTAAACCTGTCTGATGAAAGGGCCGCGCGCCGTGCTTGATCTTTTGAAGTTCTCGATCTCCGCCAAGAACAACACGGGTGGTGCCTTTGCTGGCGTGAGAAAGGAGTTGGGCGGCGTCAAGGGCATGATGGCCAGTGTGTCCGACCAAGCCAAGAGGACGGGCAAAGACATGCGCAACATCGGAGCGGGCATGTCTTTGGCCGTCACCGCGCCTCTGGTCGGTTTGGGTAAGCAGATGGTGACAGCCTATGACGCGCAGGTGCAGGGCGAGAATGCCGTCGCTACAGCAATAGCCTCGACGGGCGGGGCCGCAAACAAGACGTTGGGGGAGCTCATAGGACTGGCGTCCGGCCTGCAGTCACTGACGACGTTCGGCGACGAGGACATTCTGCGCACCGTTACGACACCGCTTCTCACGTTTACAAAGATTCAAGGCGATGTTTTCGATCGCGCGCAGGGCAGCGTTCTGGACATGGCAACGCTTCTAAAGACTGATTTGAAATCGGCGTCCATTTTGGTTGGTAAGGCGCTTAATGATCCCATAAAAGGCGTTTCCGCGCTTGGCAGGTCAGGTGTGCAGTTCACCGAAGATCAGAAAGGCATGATTAAGTCGCTGGTGGAGACCGGAGATGTGGCCGGTGCCCAGGTTTTGATCCTTCAGGAGTTGGAGAAGCAGTTCGAAGGTCAGGCCGCCGCCGCCGCTAATACACCGATGGGTCAGTGGTTGCAGCTTGGCAACCACATCGGAAATGTCAAAAAGCAACTCGGAGAAGAGATCGTCCCGTTCCTAAAGCCGCTGGCAGAGAACATCAAGACAGCCGTCACGTGGTTCGGCGAGCTGTCGCCCGAAGTCAAACGAAACATTGTAGTCGTGGGCGGCCTTGCAGCCGCTGTCGGGCCGCTGGTTGCTGGTATGGGGCTGATGGTGATGGGCGTCACTGCCATCGGTGGGGCTTTCGCCAGCATGGGAACTCTTTTGTTGGCGAACCCTATCTTTGCGGCTGTGGCTGCCATCGCCGGAGGGGCTTATGTCATCTATCGAAACTGGGAGGGAATCTCGGCTTGGTTCTCGGGTGTGTGGGAGAGTATCAAGATTGGTGCGAGTGCTGGATGGGATGCGATAAAGTCTTTGCTGCTGAACTACACCGCACCGGGTCTTATCTACAAGCACTGGAGTGGGATCTCTGACTGGTTCTCGGGTGTGTGGGAAAGCATCAAGACCGGTGCAAGCGCAGGATGGGAAGCGGTCAAGTTACTGATGCTCAACTATACTCCGCAGGGGCTGATCTACCAGCACTGGGGTGGCATCGGTGCGTGGTTTTCGGGCCTAACAGGTGAAGTGGTTGCGGCGTTTCGGGCTATATGGGAGGGCGTGAAAGTACAGGTGGCATCGTGGCCCGGAGACATGATCCAGTCAGGTAAGGATGTGATCAAGGGCTTTGTCAGCGGCCTGTTCTCTGGGCAGGGAGAGGTTGAGGCCGCGACTGGAAGTGTTGGCCGTGCTGCGAGGCGCGGCATGAAAAAGTCGCTCGAGTCGAATTCACCGTCCAAAGTTTTTATGCGAATTGGCAAGGACGTGGTCGATGGCTTGGCGATCGGGATCACGGCCAATGCAAACGTCGCGGTTGGCGCTGCCGTCAGCATGACGGATCAAATTGTCAGCGAAACAGAGAAGTCGACCAGCATCTTGGGCACATTCCGCGACGGCGCAAAAAGCATCTTTACGAGTGTTCTGACGGGCGCAAGCAGCTTCAAGGGCGCTCTGTCGGGCGTATTGGGAAACGTTGGAAGCAATCTGATCAGTGGGGGTGTATCGCAGCTATTTGACACAATTTGGCCCTTTGCGAAGGGTGGTGTGATCAACAATGGAAATGTAGTTCCCTTTGCCAAAGGTGGTGTTGTGAGTGGTCCGACCGCCTTTGGCATGGCCGGGGGTAAAACTGGTATGATGGGTGAGGCGGGTCCGGAGGCTATCATGCCGCTTAGCCGTGGATCTGACGGCAGTCTTGGTGTGCGCGCCGACGGCATGGGCGGGAGTGGGGGCGGGAATACCGTACAAATCACTTATGCGCCCGTCATAGATGCGCGCGGCGCGGATCAGGCAGCGGTATCCCGACTGCAGGCCCAGCTTGAAGCGCAGGCGGCAAATCTGGAAGCCAACGTGAGGAATATTATCAGAAATGGCGGGAACCGCCGGACAATCAGTTCGCTAGGTAGCCGCTGATGCCCCTGACATTTCCCCGCAACATGACCGGCCTTGCAAGATGGACAGAGCCATCATTCGAGCTGATGTATCGTCAAGAGTTGGCGCGCGACGCAGGTGGACCAACGCAGGCAAAGGATCTTGGTCCGGCACTATGGCGCGCATCGTTCACATCGGTCCCTTTGCGTCTTTCGAACGCAGACGCAGTGATTGCAGATTTCCGCAGCCTGCGGGGCAGTGTGCGCAGCTTTCTCTTGCATCCGCCCACGCGGCCCCGCCCGGCCGCATCCGGCGATTTGTCCAGCTCGACAGTGACCGTCCATTCTGTGCGCAATGACGCGAGCGCCATACGGCTCTCCGGTCTTCCATCGCTTTTTGTCATGACTGCTGGAGATTACGTCTCGATCGAAACAGGGTCAGGCGGGATAGAGTTTCTGCAGCTGGTACGGGGTGGCGAGGCGAGCATCGGTGGTTTGTCTCCAGAGTTGGAAGTGGTGCCGTTTGTCCGGCCTGCTGTCGATGTGGGAAACGCTGTCAAATTGGTCGAACCTGTTGCAGAATTTATCCTACAGCCCGGCGCGCTCGATGATCCTTTTGTTGGCCTAACGCACCGGCAGATCAGCTTCACCGCCACGCAGGTGATCCGATGAGGGCGCTAGACCCTGTTTTGCAGGATGCACTGGAGGCGGGCACGCTGGTCCCTCGGGATTTTCTGTGGTTGACGGTGCGGGATAGGGCGACATCTTTGCCTTTTGAATATGGGGTGTGGTCGGATCTGGGCAGCGTCACTGCGCCTGTTCTGCATCCGGTTACTGGCCAGCAGGTCAATCGGCTTTACCGCGGGGTCGGAGCACTGATCGAAGTGTCTCCTGTTGCGCTCGTGTCTGGACTCACTGTGCAAACATTCACGATCACGATAAATCATCTTGAGCCTGATGTTCTTCTGCTGATGCAAAACTACGATTTGCGCCGGGCCCCAGTCGAGCTGCACCGGGGGTTTCTAGATCCGGTGTCCATGCGGCTGGCCGCGCCCGCGGTGCCCCGGGTTTCAGGGTTTGTGGATGAAGGACCGATCTCGACCCCGGCAGAGGGCGCTGCAGGCAGCATCGAGCTGGTCTGTGCCAGTCACACGCAGGACCTTACGCGCAGCAGCTCGGCAAAGCGATCTGATGCCGATCAGCGTAGACGTTCCGCGTCAGATGGATTTCTCCGACACGCCGCCACTGTTGGGCAGTGGACCATTACCTGGGGCCAAGCTGAGGAATGATCCGCCCTGCCACGGTAGATGACATTGCGGCCATTGTGGGGATGGTCTGGGCTTATCAGCGCGAGGTGCGCCCGGATTTGAAAATGCATGCAGGGTGCACCGCCTCCAGCGTGCGGAGAATAATCCAACAGCCGCAGGGCTGCGCAATTGTTGCAGATGATGGACCCCCGCGCGGTGTTCTCCTGGCGCAGATGGCTAACTCGCTGTGGTGGCCTGACCCAAGTGCTCAGGTGGTGCTGTGGTGGGTTGCGCCGGAGCTGCGCGGATCGCGCGCCGCATCTGCGATGATGGATTCGTTTGAGGGTTGGGCTGTGAGCTTAGGTGCCGCGCGCATCGGGGCGAACTTCACCGGCAAAAGTGCGCGCAAATACTTTGAGCGGCGCGGCTACCGCTACGCCGACACCAGCATGATGAAAGATCTTACCTGATGGCAATTTTTTCAGCAGCTGTTGCCGCCATAGGGGCCGTTACTACCTGGTTCGGTACGTTGTCTGTTGTGGCGCAGATCGGGGTTCGTTTCGCTGCAGGTTTCGCGTTCAACGCGCTGTCGAAGGCATTGGCCGGGAAGCCGGACGCGCCCCGAGAGCCGGGAATTGTAGGTGAGCTTCAGCAGGGCGCTGACTTGCCGCGCTCTTTCCTGATGGGTTTTCGAGCGACAGCAGGATCTCTGGCCTACCATAACCAATGGGGCGGCGCAGAAAATGAGTTCTACACGCGCATCACAGTCCTCTCCGATCTGCCAATCGCGGATCTGGTGGAGGTCTGGATCGAGGGAAAGCTATATCAGCTTGACAAGGCTAATCCGCATCCGGATTACGGATGGCCTATCATCGGCATGTCCGAAACCATCACGACAACGCAGAGAGTTGCGGATGGTTTTGTCGAAGGTGGCCGAGCAGGGGGTCAGCCGCGGTTTAGGCTGGTCGATACCGAGTCCGAGGAGCCCTACGGATGGGTCAAGTTCTATGATGGCAACCAGACCGTCGCCGACAGCTTTGTCACATCTCAGGTGGCCACCGAAGAGCGACCCTGGAGCGCAAGCGAGGTCGGTTTCGGTATCGCCTATGCCGTCAGTACCTTCAAGATAAACCGCACGCTGTTCCAGGGCCTGCCTCAGATCCTGTTTGTCTGCAACGGCATCCCATTGCTGGACCGCTCAACCGGGCTGACCACACATTCCAACAACCCGATCGTCCAGGCCGATGCGTTGTTGTCTGGATTGAGCTACGGTGGTCAGTGGTTCTACGGTCCGCAAACCGGCACGCGGTTAAACGTTTCCGAGATCTCTGCCGAGATTGCAAAGTGCAATGCGCCGGTGCCCGGAGCATCGGCGATGACTACCGCAGAGCGCGTCGAGGCCTTTGGCAGTGCCACGATCCCTGCGCGCTACCGTTCCAGTATGGAGGTCAGGCTCGACAGGCCTGTTGCGGATGTCCTGGAAGACATCATCAGCGCCTGCAACGGGCGGATCTCCGAAGTCGGCACCCGCTACCGCGTGCAGGTGGGTGACCCCGAAATTGCAGTGCTGTCGATCACTGATGCCGATTTCAGGTCGACGCAGGGTCAAAGCTTTGCGCCGTTTTTCCCATTGGCGGAGACGGTAAACGCGATCACTGCAACCTATCCGGCTCCTGCCGAAGGCTGGCAGTCACAGGATGCACCGCCGCTTTACCGCCCCGATCTTGAGGTGGATGACGGAAACCGGCGTCTGCCGACGGGCGTTCAGCTCGATGCCGTGCCCTATCCTGAGCAGGTGCAACGGCTGATGACCTCCGCGCTGGCAGAGGCGCGCCGCGCCCGGCGGCACTCGGGCGTGCTGCCTGCGCGTCTGTGGCGGTTGGAACCTGGGGATTTCATCGAGTGGAGTTCTGCACGGCACGGCTACAGCGCCAAGCTCTGGCGCGTAGACGGGCTTTCGGATTTGAAAAACGGTGATCTGGCCGTTGATTTGACCGAGGTTGATCCTGACGATTATGACCGCGATGCTAAATCCGAATTTCGTCCAGTTATTGCGGGATCTCTTTCGGGTGTTGCGGCAAAGCCGGTCGAGCTTTTGGATTGGGGTGTCGAGGGTGTCAGCGTAGGGGTCGATGACATGCTGCGTCCGGCATTGCAGCTCAGTTGGAGGCCGCAAAGCAATGATCAGTTTACGGGCATCTCGTATCAAGTGCGCCTTACGGCAGACCAGCGGATCATCAGCAGCGGTCTGATCGCGGAAACAGGAGTGGGCTTTGACCTCATCTCGGGCGCATTGCTGCCCGGAGTGGCCTATGAGGCGCGCGGGCGGATCAACACCCCACAGCGGTCGATCTGGACTGCATGGATCGGCGCGACAACTCCCGACATCCGTCTCGATCTGGCAGACCTTGATGCGCTGCTGTCTGAGAAGATTGTTGATACCGCAGAGGCCGTTGTCTCCGCCGAAGCGCGGATTGAGCAAGTTGAGACTTTTGCGCTGCAAACGCAAAACACGGTTGAGGCCGATGCGCGGGCGCGAGTGCCCGCAGATCGGATCGTAGAGGAAGCCCTTGAGCAGATCGGGGCGCGTGTTACCTCGCTGATGTTGCGGGTGAATGACACGCGCAGCCGCATCGCGCGGGCGGGTATATATGTGGACGAGGCCGATGGCAGCGTGCGGATCGAGGGTGTCAAAAGCATTGAGGGCGCGCTGTTTGAGACGCAGATTGCGATTAACGAGATTGCGGGACAGATCAGTCTTACGGCAACGCAGGAGTTCGTGCGCTCGGAGGTAGCAGGCGCAATCCTTGATCCGTCTCAGATTCCGCTTTTGGACGACATCGTTACGCAGCTGAACACCGTGCAGCTCGATCTTGCCGCTGCAAATGCTGCGATCACGGCCAAAGCGGATGTGCTGACCGTTGCGGCGCAGGAGGTGCGCCTGACGGGCGCTGAGCTTACGATCGACGGCTTGCAGGCTGCGATAGATCTCAAGGCAAGTGCAACCGAGGTCAATGAAGTGGCTGCCCGTGTGACTACCGCAGAGGCGGAGCTGTCCGCTCTTGATGGTGGGTCGATAGTGCTTGCGACCCGCGATGTGCGCCGCCTGGTCGACGAGGGTGAGGCGCTGGCCATTGCGGACCTCAGCGGCCTGTTGCGCACCCATGAAGAAGGCAAGGCGCGGCGCGCCGATCTGGCATCCGCTACCCTCTCTTTGGAAGCCAAAGTGAGTGAGGGGCGCGAGGCACAGGCGGATCTTGAGATCGAGCTGGCGGCAGCGATCGAGACAAGCGAAGCGCTCGTGTTGACCGAGCAAAACGCGCGGGCGGATGCGCTTTCGGCAGAGGCCAGCGCCCGTCAGGCGGTTACAGCCCGAGTGAGCAATCTGGAGACGGGTGCTGCGGTCACCTCGGCGTCCGTCTCTGCTCTTGCCACGGCGACCTCGAATGCTGACAGCGCGCTGGCGCAAAGTGTGAGCACGCTGCAGGCGCAGGCAGGCGATCTGGAGGCGGATGTATCTGCGACAGCCGCAGCATTGAGCAATCTCGAAACCACCTCGGCTGATGCAGATCAAGCGTTGTCCCAGCGGACGGGCACGCTGGAGGCTACAGTAAACAATGGCGCGACGGGGCTGGCCGCAACGCGCGCGGATGTCGAGACCGCTGAGACGGCGCGCGCCGACGGGGATGCGGCACTGGCGCAGCGCGCAACCAATTTAGAGGCGACGGTCAATAATGGCAGCACGGGGCTGGCTGCAACGCGCGCCACTCTGAGCAGTCTCGCAACCAGCTCCGCCAGTTCAGACGACGCCCTGGCGCAGCGCGCAACCAATTTAGAGGCGACGGTCAATAACGGCAACACGGGCTTGGCCGCTACGCGCGGCCTAATTGAAAGTGTCGAGTCCACGCGGGTTACTGCGGATGGTGCGGTTGCGGCTGTGGAGCAGCAGATCAGCGCGAGCTATGGCAGCCTCGATGCGATGGCCAGTGCGACATCTGTGGCGTCGGCAGGCGTTGATGGACTGCTGGCGGGCTACCTGTGGCGCGCCCGCGCAGGCGGGGTGACGGGCGAAGTCGAGCTGGTCAGCAATGGTGTGGCGGCAGTTTTCTCGGTGCGGGCAGATCGTTTCAAGTTTGTCGGCGATCTGGCTCAGTTCTTTAGCGATGTGGAGATCACAGGAAACCTTATTGTCAACGGTGCGACATCGCGGACAGGCTTTACAGCCGACTGGACTACTCAGAGTTTAACTTCCACGACATTTACCCCGATCACAGACGAGGTCGTCGTTGATTTTGAAAATTACGTCAGCGCCTCCGGCGCGGCGATGGCAAACAATCCGGTGTGCGTGACCTTTTCGATGGAAATCATACCCCAGCAGGCTGTCGCGGGTGTTATTCAAATCGGCCTGTTGGGCTGGAACCCTTCCTCCGGAAGTTTCACGACGCGAAATTTCTCTTTCAACCTGGCTCGAAATTTTCAGTGGCCAGCCGGAAGTGACAACCGACGCCAGACGTTCACAGCGATGTTGCTCGATCCCGGCACATCAAATGCTGAGGGCAGCATACCAAGCACAACGCGGTTCAAGCTCGCTGCGAGAATAATTTCAGGCGGCACCACAGAGGTGCAGCTCAAAGACCTGTCTGTAAAAATGGAGCAGCTGAACAGATGAGCCGCATATATTCACTAAAATCAGGAGATTTTATATGAGCTGGTATAGAGTGGGCACCGTTACGGTGACCAATGGCAGCACCACAGTGACTGGGGTGGGCACTGACTTTGTCGGCGCTGTGGCGGCTGGTCATGGGTTTGTTGGGCCGGATGGGCGGACCTACGAAGTGGGCGCAGTTGTCAGCGCTTCGCAGCTTACCCTTGCCACGTCTTATTTGGGCAGCACGCAGGCTTCTGCGTCTTACGGGATCTACCCGACATACGCCCAATTGCTGCAATTCCAGCAGCGCCTGGACGCGCTCCTGACGGACTATGAGAGCATTGCCACGGGTGCCGGGATTGGTCGGTTTCAGAATGGCACGGCAGCTCTTCCCGGCATGACGTTCGAGGGCGACCTAGACAACGGGCTCTATCTAAGTGGTGCAAATCAGATCGGCGTTTCAACCGGTGCCGTGCGGCGCTTGCTGCTTTCTACAAGCGCTATGCAGGTTGACGTGCCGATAACGGGCAGCGCCGTGCAATCCAGCATTTTTGATACAACATCTGGCAAGCTGATGGCCGTGGGTGCTGGCGGTCTTCTTCTTTCAAACGACACTTTAAACACCAATGAGGACATAGACAGTATCGATCCTGTTTCGAGATTTATGAGCTGGTCTTCAAATAGCGGCGGCAACCCTGTGAACGGCCCCACTGACAACGGGTCGGCGGGCATTCAGGTGTCTGCCAGTTCGACGCGTTTGATGCAGATGCTTACTCAGCTTCAAGGCTCAAACGGCAATCCGATTGTATCTGTGCGGGTCAAAGACACAACTTTCGGTCCGTGGGCCAGGCTGTTCCACACCCGCAACATTCTGAACAATGTCTCGCAGGCGTCTGGTATTCCGACAGGTGGGCTAATTGAGAGAGGTAATAACGCGAATGGAGAGTATGTTCGTTTCGCTGACGGCACACAGATTTGCACGAGAATTGTTGTTCATGACAATACGTCTGTGGCAGGCGTCGACTACAGCTTTCCGGCGGCGTTTGTCGGCTCTAACCCGTCAGCGTCTATTTCGCTTAACGATAGTGTGCAGAATACGAGAGTGACCGACTTCCTGAATACTGCCGTCGCAGCAGCAAATTCGGTTTGGCGTGTGCGCGCAGATGTCGTCGGGTCCAATAGTAATGCAAGTTACATTTTGACTGCAATCGGTCGATGGTTCTAAGGGGGCAATCATGCAGATTACACTTTCACCGACGCGCGGCGATGCACCGCGCACACTGAACCGAAGCGGCGATATCATTACTGTAGATGGCGAGCCGTTTGACTTCAGCCAGATCGCAGAAGGCGACACACTTCCGCGCGAGGCTGTCACCGGTAACTGGCTGGCCTCCGACGTGACGCGGACCAGTGGCGTTCTGCACTTCAGGGTGGTCTTTCCCCACGGTGGAGGCGCGCCCACCGAGACCCGCTTTCCATCGCCAATCACGGTCACCGAAAACGGGCCCATCACCCTTCCCCCATATGACACACCGGAGGCCGCACCATGACGATCGACTGGAGCCAAAA